TATAGCTTGTTTATACCTATGGAGTGGAATTACGAAGGATACATTGATTCTTATGGATTACCTGTCTTCGATACGCCGAAGAAACCAAAGCAAGGACCTCAGGGTGAAATAATAGATTTAGGTGTAATAGAGTATTGGGACAACGAAGTTGAAGGTCTTAAAAAAGACCAAGACGCTTTAAACGAGTTTTATAGACAATTCCCTCGTACTACTAAGCACGCATTTAGAGATGAATCAAAGGAATCGTTATTTAATCTAACTAAAATCTACGAACAAATAGATTTTAATGAAGATCTTAAAAATTCTATAAATATTACAAAAGGTAATTTTATGTGGAAGGATGGCGTGCAAGACACTCAGGTTTTATTTATGCCAAATACTAATGGCAGATTTTTAATAACCTGGGTTCCGCCAGTTAATATGCAAAATGCAGTAATAACAAAAGGAGGTATTAAATATCCTTTAAATGAAAACTTAGGAGCTTTTGGTTGTGATCCTTATGATATATCTGGAACTGTAGATAAAAGAGGCTCTAAAGGATCTTTGCATGGCCTTACTAAATTTTCAATGACAGACACGCCACCAAATCATTTCTTTTTAGAATATATAGCTCGACCTCAAACAGCTGAAATATTTTTTGAAGATGTACTTATGGCCTGTATTTTTTATGGCATGCCAATATTAGCAGAAAACAATAAGCCTAGACTTTTATATCATTTTAAAAGAAGAGGTTATAGAGGCTTTTCAATGAATAGGCCTGATAAAAAAAGAAATAAGCTTTCTATTACTGAAAGAGAATTAGGTGGAATACCTAATTCAAGTGAAGATATTAAACAAGCTCATGCCGCAGCAATTGAATCTTATATAGAAGATTTTGTAGGTTTAAAAGAAACAGGATATGGTGATGTTTATTTTCAACGAACATTAGAAGATTGGGCTAAATTTAATATAAACAATAGAACAAAACATGATGCTTCTATAAGCTCTGGATTGGCGTTAATGGCGTGTAATAAGCATAGATATGCTCCAAGTGCGCCTCGAAAACTGCAGTCGGTTGATTTAGGTATAAAAAAATACGACAACAAAGGAGTTACATCAAAAATAATAAGTTAAATGGGTATATACACCAATACTAGAAGTGCGTTTCCTAGCCAAGTCGTTAGTGAGCAAGAGAAGTCAAGCCTTGAATATGGAAAGCAAGTCGCACAGGCCATAGAAGGCGAGTGGTTTGATCAAGGTAGAACTACTGGCAATAGATATTTAACTAATTGGAATAATTTTAATCAATTAAGACTTTACGCAAGAGGCGAGCAAAGTGTTCAAAAATATAAAGATGAATTGTCTATTAATGGTGATTTGTCTTATCTTAATTTAGACTGGACGCCTGTTCCTATTTTATCTAAGTTTGTAGATATAGTTGTAAATGGAATATCTCAAAAAAAATATGAAATAAAAGCATATGCTCAAGATCCTGAGTCCGTAAAGAAAAGAACAGATTATGCTTCAATGCTTTATGAAGATATGATATCTCAAGAATATTTACAAATTCTTCAAGAAACATTAGGCATAGACGCTTATCAATCTCCTAGCAAAAATGTTGTTCCAGAGTCTAAAGAGGAGCTAGAACTTCATATGCAGTTAAGCTATAAGCAATCTATAGAAATAGCCCAAGAAGAAGCTATATCTTCTGTAATGGATCAAAACAAATATAACTTAACAAGGCGTAGGTTAAATATGGATTTAGCTGTCTGCGGTATTGCAGCTGTTAAAACTAATTTCAATACTGCTAATGGAGTTACTGTTGATTATGTTGACCCAGCATATATGGTTTATTCTTACACTGAAGATCCTAATTTTGAAGATATATATTACGTAGGTGAGGTAAAGTCTATAACTATACCAGAACTTAAGAAAGAATTTCCAAATATACCAAAAGATGAACTAGAGCGTATTCAAAACATGCCTGGTAATAAATCTTATATAACTGGCTACGGTAACTATGACAATAATACTGTTCAAGTTTTATATTTTGATTACAAAACTTATAATGATCAAGTTTTTAAAATAAAACAAACAGAGCAAGGGTTGATGAAAGCTATTGAAAAAGACGATAGTTTTAACCCACCCGAAAGTGATATGTTTGAAAAAGTTTCGCGCTCTATTGAGGTTTTATACAGTGGAGCTAAAGTTCTAGGTACAAACACTATGCTTAAATGGGAGCTATCTAAAAATATGTCTAGACCAATGTCAGACACTACTAAAGTTAGAATGAACTACGCTATATGCGCGCCTAGAATATATAAAGGTAGAATAGAGTCTTTAGTCGGAAGATGCACCGGGTTTGCCGACATGATTCAGCTAACACATTTAAAATTACAGCAAGTTATATCTCGCATGGTTCCTGATGGTGTTTATTTAGACATGGACGGTTTAGCCGAAGTTGATCTTGGAAACGGCACTAATTATAATCCTGCTGAAGCACTTAACATGTATTTCCAAACTGGTTCTGTAATTGGTAGATCACTTACTCAAGACGGTGAAATGAACGCGGGCAAGGTTCCAGTACAAGAACTTCAAGCTGGAAGCGGTAATGCTAAAATAGCTAGTTTAATTCAAACGTATCAATATTATTTGCAAATGATACGTGATGTAACAGGATTAAACGAAGCTGTAGATGGTAGTTTACCTGATCGTAATACTCTAGTTGGATTACAAAAATTAGCAGCAAATGCTTCAAATGCAGCAACTAGACATATAGGTCAATCTAGTATGTATCTTACTCTTAGAATAGCAGAAAATATAACATTAAAAATTGCAGATGCTTTAGAGTTTCCGTTAACAAAAAGTTCTTTGCAAAATTCTATATCAACTTTTAATATTAAGACGCTTGAAGAAGTTGTTAATTTGAATTTACATGATTTTGGTATATTTTTAGAATTAGAGCCAGACGAAGAAGAGCAAGCTAAATTAGAGGAAAATATACAAGTTTCTTTACAAAACGGAGGTATTAATCTTGAAGACGCTATTGATTTACGTCAAATTAAAAATATTAAACTTGCAAATCAAATGCTTAAAATAAAGCGTAAGCAAAAGCAAGAACAAGACATGCAAATTCAGCAGGCTAATATAGCAGCTCAAGCTGATGCACAAGCTCAAACAGCTGAAAGAACTGCTATGGCTGAAGTTGAAAAACAACAAGCAATAACTTCTACTAAAGTAGACTTTGAACAATCAAAGAGTCAAATGGAGATTCAAAGAATGAATACTCAAACACAATTAGATATACAAAAAATGGCTAAAAAGTTTGAATACGATAGACAACTTAAGCAAATGGAAGTAGATGCTATTGGTGCAAAAGAACAAATGATAGAAGACAGAAAAGACAAGCGTATAAAAATAGAAGGTACGCAACAGAGCGAAATGATAAGCCAAAGAAAAAACGATGGCTTACCAATTGATTTTGAAAACCAGCCAGACGCTGGAATGAGTGCGTTTATGTAAGCGCTATTTAATTATTTAATTATATTATATTATGTCAGAAATAAAAACAAATGAACCTGTTAAACAGGAAGGTGAGTTTAAATTAAAAACAAAAAAGAAAACAACGCCTAAAAAATTAAACGAAACTAAGGACAATGTTACAAAGGTAAATATTAATCCTAAAGAACCTTTGATTGAGTTAGAACCAGAAGTTAAAAAAGTAATAATTCCAAAACAAGAAGAAGATGCCATTCAAATCGGAGAAACAAAGGAGGTATCTATGGAAAAACCATCCGGAGATAGCGCAGAGGTGGGAGAACCTGTACAAGAGTCCAACGAGACTACTGAAGGGTTTTCTCCGATCCAAGAAGTAGCTGAAGCTGAAGTTAAAGAAGTTGAAGCTGAAGTTAAAGAAGCTATAAGAGATGAAAAAATACTAGGCAAACCATTGCCGGAAAATATTGAAAAGCTAGTCGCCTTTATGGAAGAAACTGGTGGTACAATAGAAGATTATACTCGTCTAAATGCTGACTACAGTAATGTTGACGATAAAGCTCTTATTAAAGAGTATTACAAAAAAAATAAACCTTATTTAGATTCTGAAGATCTTGATCTTTTATTAGAAGATTTTGATTACGATGAAGACATAGATGAAGAAAGGGATATACGCAAAAAAAAGCTTGCGTTTAAAGAAGAAGTTGCAAAAGCCAAAAACTTTTTAGAAGAAACAAAGAGTAAATATTACGACGAGATCAAGTTGAGACCGGGCGTTACTCAGGAACAACAAAAAGCTATGGATTTTTTCAATAGATATAACAAGGAGCAAGAACAAGCTGAGCAACAACAT